CGTGATCGCAAATTACACATTTGTAATCGTATGATGGCACTTCGTCTCCTTAATTTTAAATGAGCAGTTTAGACACATGCTCAGGTGTATCCTAAGGCGTAACTATTAGCCCGTGCCCCATCCGATGTGACAGAACTATTATACCTTACTTAATTTTGACTGTCTTAGGCTTTTTATCTTCAGGTACAATTTTTTCAACTGTAACAGAAAGCAAGCCATTCTTTAGTTCAGCACCAGTCACTTCCATATATTCACCAAGCGCAAATGTGCGGGTAAACTTACGAGCAGCGATTCCCTTGTGAATTGCTTCACCAGTATCTTCTGCATTAACTTCTCCCTTAATTACAAGGGTTCCGTTATCTACGGTTACATCTACATCCTTCTTGTCGAATCCTGCCAAAGCTAGATCGACACGAAATACATCATCTTCTACCTTTACAATATTGTATGGTGGATATGATTGATGTGATGCTGTTGTGTGTACTGAATTTAGGCGATCAAACATGTCGTTGAAGCCAATAAAAAATGGGTCCTTGAAAAGGTCCCATGTATATGTTGCTACCATTTTATTCCTCCTTTAAGCGAATAAGTTAATATGTGGGCCCCTGATGGCGACCCACATACTATTATATCAAATTGATTTGTGAACTTCAACTATTCCGCCTGCGCCCTTGGCAAGGATCGAACTTGCGACCTAATGCTTAGAAGGCATTTGCTCTTGTCCACTGAGCTACAAGGGCAAAGATTTAAAAAATCTTTTTCTTCTTGTCTTCCATCTTCTTAGCATCTGCTTCTGACGCATAAAGCGCTCTCATATGAGCTTCTGCTCTCGATCTGCTTGGATGGCATCCTACTAGTTCTCCGCCTTCTTTTACTACGGCAAACCCTCTGCATCCTGCTGTTCCTTCTTCAACTTTCCAAGGCATATTATTCTCCTTCCTCATCATCCATAGGATATATTCCTAATTGTCTTACTGCTTCCATTCCATTTTCATTAACCGTAATTGTTGCTTCTAGATTTTCATCATATTCAACATTGATTAATCCATCTTCATACAACTTAATTAATGATCTATCTATATAATCTGAGTGTGCCTGCCATAATTCTGGAGCAAGATCTTTTGCTTTTTCTGATATAGAAAATATTAATTCTCCATCTTCATCCACGCCCTCAACCTCAATAGCACCTATTTCAATATAATGTTCAAGCTGCATGTAGTCCTCATCACTCATATAGTCATCGTCCACTTGGACCTTCTTTCTTGTGCAACAGGTAGGACTCGAACCTACGCATCACCGAATTATGAGTTCGGAGCCTTGACCAACTTGGCTACTGTTGCCAACTAGCCAATTATAATGTTCCATCTTCGTTTTTGTCAATGGTGGTCTCGACTAACTGTTGAACATAATCAGAAAAATGTTTTCTGATATTTCCAGGAGGACGGGCCCCTAGAGATTTCCACAGTCTTCTATATTCTATCATATTTGCAAATGTTGTGGGACAAAGCATTAATCCATTATATTCTTTTAGAACAGTAGGAAGTGGCACATGTTTTCCACAGCACTTACATTCTTTTGCCTTCTCTTGGTATATACTCATAGTATCGTCATTCTATCCATAGCCGTAGCCAAATCTGCAGGCATCTTTGGCGGGACAATTAAATTAAATGATTCTTCTTTTTCATTTAATCTATTATCCAAAATTAATGAGTCGTAGGTATGAACTGTAACTTCATCCGTTGACTGTATTTTAGTTCTACTTATTGCATTATATACAGATCCGCACACTGCATCCGCCAAGTCTTTAGAACCTTTTCTTGGGTGATCTACCTTATCACGCATGATTTTTAACTGCAACAATTCATCTATTAATAGTGGAATATGCGGTCCGTGTAATCTTTCTTCAGCGACAACCATAGCCATATCATCATAATGCTTTTTAGCAACAGAAAGTAATTCGGTATTTATTCCATAAGCCCTTAGCTGCTGCATCATGTCATGAGAATTCCAGCGGTCAAATGTACAGACTCTAATATTAAATCCTGCCGTTCTCAAAGACAGGATATAGTCTTTTACCTCAGTAAAATCTACAGACTTATCTGCTGTAGGAGTCCAATATCTGACAGCATCCACTTCAACAATTGGCGCTGGCTGGGAATACTGATCAGTTATTTTTACATTTACCCATTTCTGTACATGTGCCATAGATACTGCACAATGGTCATGCTTTTGTGCAAGGTCTACATGTAAAAAATATTCTTTATCAGGGTCTGGTGCGAACCAATGTTCTAGTCTTCCAAATCTATCTACTGCCAACGACATATTGCTAAAACATCTTTCTACCTTTTCTCTAGACTTAAAGAATGCATCTACAGCTTCTGGTGGCATGCAGGCAAATCTACTTAGCGCATCTGGCATATTCTTATAAAACTCTACTTTAAAATCTTCTATCTTTTTAGTTGGATTTACATCCCATGTTGGTCTTTTTAAAGCATATACCTTAGGGATTTTATAAGAGATTATATTGTCTTCTTCCCATTCAACAGTAACTTCATTTCCTTCAGTTCCGTCTGGCAAATCATCGACCATCTTTAAAGTTCTGGTTTGAATTATAGTTTCTTTTTCTGCAATTACTGCATCGTAAAACTTTTGAATCGGATCATTCTTGAAGCGAGGAAATGACAGAAGAATAATTTTGCCATAGTCTGGGAAACGTGAAATTACAGATCCACGATACATATCATATATAGCGTCAGCAGTTTTTGCTTGATCATGGCCTGTCGTATTTTCTGTAGCAAAACCTGAGATCTCGTCTAGAATAACTGCGATTACGTTATAACCCTCAAATGCTTCACGCTCTGAGTGACCAGAGTAAACATTTACATTCTTATCAAATCTTATCTCTGAAGCTTTAGGATCGTACTTGCCTATAAACCATGGAGACCTTTCAATTCTTGTTTTAAATCCTTTAAAGAAAACATTGTTAGCCTGCTGAGCGTTAACTGCGATATTGATAATATCGATTGTATCTCCTGGAGGCTTTCCATAATATGTTGCTGGGTCTTTCAAGCATAGTAGTAAATAAACTATATAGGATACTGAAATAGTAGAGGTATAGTCTTTTCCAGATCCTTTTCCAAGCTGTGCGATTATCTCTGTGCAAGTTTGCTTGTATCTGCGTCTTCCCTCATCCTCACCAAATAATTTAATAAGGGTTGACTCTTTATATATCTGAGATCCCTTTTCAATTAGAGTATACTGGTAATCAGAAAGTGGTGGTAGTCCAAGATAGTTTGGGCTTGTAACAAATGTTCTTAGGTCTACTGGTCTTTCTTCAAATTCTTCGCCATCAAGAATGTCAATTAGGTCATTAAAATTAAGATCCACTAGATTGACCACCATCCTTGAAGTGTTGCTTTACCAGAATCAATCCAGTCTTTATGTAATTGATGCTGAAATTTCCAATTTGTTTCATGGGTATCTTTTCCGCAATCTTGACAGATATCGGAATAGACATATTCGTAAACATGTCTACAATACTTCTGTTGACTCATCATGCACCATGACTGGCTCTATAACACCAGTAATTTGTGAAAGTCTTTTAGCGACTTCCATCTTACACTTAGGACAGCTCGCTGTTACTTCCTTTAATATCTTTACAAGAATTTCTTGCTTATGCTCAGTCTCAGCTATTTGAGTAGCAAGCTCTGCGTTATCCAGTAAACCAACCTCTTGAAGCATGCCAATTCTTTTACCTTCAATGTCTGCAATTAGCTTTAGAGAGGTCGCTTTTACATTTAACTGTCCAGCCTGATCTGCATCTTCTACGGTCTTCCAGGCCTCTTTAATGAGCATAGCATAATGTTGGTCTGCTCCAGAGATAGCCTCCTTTGCCCTGTCACGGGCTGTAGAATCGTTTCTGACGACCTGTTTCCACTCATCTATATACTCCAACACTTCGGCTCTCTTAAAGCCCGTCAGAGTGGCAATTTGGGTAGGATTATTGCCTTTGAGCAATTCCTCAACTACCTTGTTCATGCGATCAAAATGATCTGCTAATTCGATATCCATATAAGATATTATACCATCTTAGTTGACTAAAATCACTTATCCTTTACCTTAGCAATCTTAAGTAATACCAAATATCCAATTAAATCGTCGATATCATTATCTCCTGGATAATCTGTGCCCTTCATTAATCTATTTAATTTATCGTCAATACGGACGTATAGCTGTTCTCTTGGTCCCGCCTTTGAAAATACCCTAACTGGGTCAAGGGCTGAGTTGCCATAAGCAATATTTTTCTTTACTAGCATGTGTGCAATTTCATGACAGGCATCAAATATTTCTCTTCCTGCTTCTGTGCCTACAGTAAGTAAATATAAATCATCGCATTCAAATTGATCTGAGTCTTCAAAAACTGGTTCTAACATATCCGCTCCTTATTGAACTTGTGATTCGTATTGATCGTCTATATTTACTGGAGTAATAACTTCTGGAGTCAATGTATACACATTAAACTTTCCAGAGTGGCCTCCTCTAAATATAAACCAATCAGTAGGATAATACATGCCGTTTGCATGCACATCATCTATCATTTTTTGTGCGCCCTTTTTAGATACTAGATAGCATAATGTAGACCAATCTTGATATCCAGTTGCTAAATTATAACTAATTCTATGGGATTCGTCAAACCTTGGCCCTTGATTTGGGTCAACATATACGCTGAATACATCAAAGTCGTCTGGCAATTCAT